CATTGTCTGTGTACTTAGCTGCACCGAATGTTCCTACTGCTGTTACTGCGAGTAGTGCTCTTGCGAATCCTCCGAGTACCAGTGATGGTCGTAGCTTTCCTGCATCTAGTTTTGCTCCAAGCTCGTGTGCATCTCTACCTGTCGGGTCTTTCTCCATGCCTCGATTCTCCGAATCTATTGTATAGATACGACCCAGCTTACACTGAGTCGATACCTATTAGTTTGATAGTAAGCTTTGCCGTTTGGCTTTGCTGTTAAGTGTGTACCTACTACGAGAGAACCCGCCGCATCCACCACACTGGTATCTACGATACTCGCCTGTCTGTGTGAGTGCTGGCTTAGCCTGTTCTACCATGTGGGTACTAGCACAACGAGGACAACGCATCTTATCGTCGTTGTAGTAAGCAGCTACGTTAGGGTGGCCTACCATGTAGGGCCTAAGCTTTAAGTAGAGTTCCTCTGTGGCTGGCACATCAATGCAGTTATACTTACGCATAACCTTCCATGCTTTGGGGTTTCCCTTTAAGCACTCTGTCCACAAAGCCATGCCGGGGAACTCGTTGTGCTCATCCTTGACTGTCTCAGTCAGGTGTTCACTAAGCCATGCCAAACGGTTGCTTGTAAACTTAGCCACATCCTTAGCCACTAGCATAGTGTCGATGACTTTGATCGGTGCTACGGGTAGCATACCTGCTTCAATGAAGCGGGCATTGATCTTCTTCAAGTCAAAGGCTTTGCCATTCTGGGCAATAACAATGTCGCAGTCACTAAGCTCAGCGTGTAGCTTAACCAGTAACTCACTGTCGTCCCGTGGGTCAGCCATCTTGCTAGTGTCTTCATAGCGTACTTGCTTCTTGCCAAGGGTCTTAGCACAGTACGATAAGATAGACCACTCTTTAACAATCTGGTTCAGTCCAATGTTTACTTTGAACAGACTCCAGACGTAGGCTACGATGGGGCTTGTCTCAATGTCTAAGGTTATGATCTTAGGGCCAACTACTGGCACGACTCGCATGTCCCATCGGTACCGCAGTATGCTGGGCCTAGGTCAAAGTCATCAGTTGCTAGGTGACTAGCTAAGGCTTCACTGGGGTGACTTCCTTGCAGCACGGGTTGCTCTTGCTTTGGTGTTTCTTCTGCCATGTTACGGCCCTTTGTTAAAGTGGTTAATTACTGCCTGAGCAAACTTGACTAACTCTGTTGGGCTCGCGTCATTTTTCATGCTGTTGGCACGGTGACTTATCACCCATACGTTACCCGGCACGTAGCCCAACGCTGGGTCTATGCGGTCTAGGCTGGGGCTGTTGTGGGCAAGCACCCCTAGTTGGGTTTCAAGAGCAAGACCAAGCAAAGGACACACTGCCGGGATTACAATATCTTTTTCGGATATTGTGCAGGGTTGTCCACGTTCCTTTGCCCTGTGCCTTGCGTTAGACAGCATAAAGAACTCTGGTCGTTGCTTTCGCTTACGTGCATTGTGTTCTCTGGAGTAGCTTCTTACGGACTCTCTGTTGAGGGCCCGGTAGGTACGCATGTATTCTATGCGTTTCTCTCGGTTGTCTGCATACCATTTACCAAACTTACTTTGTGGCCCGCCTTTCTCTGGCGAGTTTGTTTCGTCGTTCACGTTTGTCTTCCTCTGTTCGGTACGTTGGGTGTAAGTACCCGGTCTGGTTTGTCAAGTGTCGCTGTAGGTACGCCGCTACACCATTAGTAAACGCTGCAAGATTAGTCACACCGTACCTTTTGTATGAGTTTTCTATTTTACCTAGGACGGCATTGCATCCGTTATGCAGAGTGCCACGCACAGCGCCAGTGCTGTGGTCATGGTCAAGGACTGGCTTAGTCAGGGGCAACTGGCAGATGGCACATCGGTTACTCTGTGCTACTGCTAGTCGTTCCCGCACTACGCTAATCTCTTTCTGCTTGAGCCGCGTTGTTGATTGCATCAGCTTCCTTTACTCGTTGCTCGATCTCAGCATAGGCCGATTCAAATTCTGCGTCTTGAATGAAGCAGTGCATTGGGCCCCCCACTGCTAGGCAATCATCCCATGCTTCTGGCTTACGGCGCATCCACAATAAGCAAGCTTGCTCTAGCATTTCTACTAGCCATCGCCCACCGTAGTAAGACTGGTAGCAGTAAGCTACTGAGTCACTAAAGTGTTTCTCTTGTACGCTGTGTGCTAGTATCTTGCTTGCTGTAACTTCTCCGACTGGCTTGGCCTTGCCATCAATGACATACTTAGGCAAGCCGGGTATGTTATCAGCAGTGTCACCGTGTAGCATCTGTAACCAGAACCACTTAATACCATACTGCTTATCATTGAATAAGCTATCCTCGCCTGCAACTACTTGGTGCTGTCGGTTAGTAACCCAGTCTAAGTGTAGGCCGGGAACCATCCTCATGTCTTTATCCTGAGTGAGGATAACCACATCGCTGTATGTGTTACTGTACCAACCAAACAAATCGTCAGCTTCGGCAATGATTGTTGAGTCTACCTCGAAAGGAAACTCTTTGCCTTCCATATAGTCCCGTAAGCCTTGCCAGTTCTTAGGGCGCTTACTGTTTGCTCGCTGTCCTTGGTATGGCTTGACTCGGGCTATTGCATAGCGATGACCCTTGTTGCTACCACTAAGGGTGAGCAATACAATAGTACGCTCAGCACCCACGAGGTTTGCTGCTGCCTGTATCTTAGCTGCTAGATTAAAGCGGGCTGTACCTATGTCCGTATCGTCATTACCTGCACAGTAATAGGCAAGCCCATCACCGTCAACAAGTAGGATTCGATCTGGTGTAATAGGTACCGAACCCATTGGCTCTGCTGCTGCTGTCTTGGCAATAGCGTTAGCGAATGGGTTGCCCATTAAATGATACCGCCTAGTGCATCATTAGAAGGGGACGTCTTCCCACTCGACGGTGGTACTACCGCTGGAGTAGAAGACCCCACGTTTCCCAAGGGTGCATCCGGGTCTTCGCCTACATCAGGCAAGTCAAGTGCTACCCCACCCGCTACTAGCAGGGTGTGGATAGGTGAGCCAATGAAGTTGACCGCACCCTTGATCTTGTTCTGCAAAGTGTTCTTACTCTTGGCGGGTGTGACCACACCAGTCTTCTCGTCGCGGCGCTCAGGGTACTCGCCCTCAATATACAGGCTACCCCACTGCTCCATGTCTGCCTCGTTCCATAAAAAGCAACGCAAGTCAGAACGAGCCTGAGGCACAGCAATGTCTACCCACCCTGTCTCGCTGTCCTCGTCTTCCTTGCGGGGCGGGGCAATGGTATAGCCGCTAGCATTACGCAAGGTAGCGTCGATGCGGTCCTTACCCATACGATCTTTCCACGTATCGTGTACTACCTCTACCTTGTATCCCTCGCCAAGCAACTGCACGATATGCTGTGCGTCTTGGCGGTAGTTCATACGCTGGAACAGCTTGAAGAAGTTAGCCTTCTCGTTGAGGCTATAGGTTTCTGTGACCGTGACGCGATGGGGTTGGGCCTCGGCATCAGTAGCATGGCGCTTGCCTACCAGTTCAAAGATCAGCATTACCTTTTCTTTAATCTCTTCCTTGCCCTTCATCACGCCGCGCTGCTTGCCACACTCAACGTACCCAATGAAGCGAGCCATGCCCGGCCCCGCTGCTGGGGGTGAGTAGTCACCGCCACCTGTCGTTGCTTTAGTTTGATCTGCGCCATTGGCTACGGCCTTAGCGCCTAGTGCTTTGAAGTCTACCATTTAGTTTCCTTAGTTACTGTACTGTTTGCGGGTACTCGCTCTACGTGCAACCCGCCCTCTATCACTACGGCCATCCGTATAGTTGTGATGCTGTTGTCCGACTGGGTACAACCCATGAGCAGTAGCATGTAGCTTGTTAGCTGAGCTAGTGACCCACTCTAAGTTACCCAGTCGGTTGTCTGTCTTGTCTGCGTTCCTGTGATTTACTTCCATGTACTCTTTAGGTACACCCAAGAACACCTCAGCCACTATGCGGTGTACGCTGTGGCTTTTAACACTGCGTTTGCCTAGTGTCCATGACACGAGAGATACATTGCTGTAGCCTCTACTATTTGGATTGGGTTTTAGAGGACCCTTGGGTCCATACACCACACCCGCAGTGTCTACACTATAGTTTGGGTAGTTGGGAATCGAACGACGGGATATACCCGTCAAGGTAGTTGTCACGTATATACTTTCTATAGGGCAGTGTTGCTTCTTTTAATCCAGCAATCGGGTCTTCGTCCATCATACTGCTACCCCAGCTAGTATCGCTGGGTACAGGTACGGCGATAGGCCATTTGAACCACCACTCCATGAGTGTGCTGGCCTCTGTCATTGCAGCATGTAACATAGCTGCTGCTTCTAGTCCTACGCTAGGGTCAGCATCAATGTAAGCTGCATCGTGTACTGTGTTTACTATCAAAGCTTTGCCACCGAAGTTGCTATTAGCATAGAACGATCTAACGATCAACCACATAGCAGCTTTCATCCACTCCCCGCCTGCACCTTGACAGACATAGTTCCGTATCTCGGTGGGCGAGAAGCTTGATGTGATACCTTTCTTAACGAGGTACTCAGGCGATGGCGCTTCTGTGTAAGAGTAAAGTTTACCATCCGGCGTCCTGTAAAAGCTTTCACGAAGGTGGCACACGACTCCCGGAAAGTCCGGGTGCTGAATGTGTCTACCGGGTTTTCCATTAAGCTTAATCTCCTGAGTAATGTCGCCGTAGTATTGTGGTATCTCTGGGTACCGTGCATCCTCAGCATCGCTCAGTGCTTGCACCTCATCGACTGGCATACCTGTTGACTCTGCAATCTTCTTAACCCCCGCACCATAGGCACGCTGGAAGCTAAAGATTTTTGCTACGGTACGCTTGTAGTCCCACTCCTTAACGGGTGCAACGTAGGTACCATCAGCCGCCTTGTATCCCTTGGCTAGGTTGAAGACCTCTTGGTAATCCATGTGCTCTTTAGCAGCAAGGCGTACAACGTGCAAGTCCATGCCACTCCTAAGGTCTTCGATCAACTGCTTGCAATTAGTAAGCACAGCCTGAACGTACACCTCTAGCGAACTAAAGTCTGACTGAATGATCTTGCCATCCTTGAAGCGGCTAACGAACAAGGTCTTAACGTCTGACTTGTTACCCTTGGGTATGTTCTGTAGATTAGGGTTGCTACTACTCAGCCGTGCTGTTACTGTGCTGCACATGTTAAGCATGTGGTGTATAAGACCTTCGTCATTAACCAGCGTCAACATCCCGGACTCTTTACCTTCCTCATCCTTGCGGTAGTAGTAGGTACCCAAGTCTTTAGTCATAGCCATTAACTCAGCGTATGCTTTAAGGAAGGGTACGCCGCTATCCTTTAGCTCCTCTATCACATCACTGCTCGTACTCCACACACCGGGGTCAGCACCTGCCCACTTAGCCTTGGGTTTAGTGTAGCCCTTGAAGGTATAGGGTCGGTCAACCTCACGGGACTTGGGCTTGCTTGTATCGTCAAGTTTAACCTTCTTAGTCTTGAACTCACCAGCGTTCTTGCCACCCTTGAAGGTAGCGTAGTTCAGGTTGCTCACCTCGAACGGGTCCATGAATGTAACAGTACCATCGTCGAGTAACCACCCGCTTACCTCACGTTGGGCATAAGCATAGAAGGCTTGACCTGTTGGTGGTGTCCACGTTGTAGTCCCATCCTTAAGGTCATACTCCCGGCACTTATAGTTTACTGTGCCTCCGAAGAACAAAGCACTCTTCTGCTTAGGGCTACCCCAGTTGAAGTCAAATGGTAGGTCAGGCGGTAGGTAGGCAGCAAGTCCCTCGCCTAACTCCTTGACCTTGGCCTCTAGTTCAGCAGCTAGGGTCATGCCCTTAGCCTTGTCAACGTACATGCCGTTGCGCTCTGCCTCTACTGTGAATATCAAGGCACCCATGTTAAGCAGGATACTATTAAGCTGACCGCATTGTCGTGCTCGTTGCACCTGAGCCAGCATAATTTTCTCAGTATTTTCTACGTCACCTAGCTGCCAGTCCCCGTTCTCATCGTAACCACCACACAGGTAGCGAGTAAGGAGGTCAGCGTCAATGTCAGTAGTGTCAATACCTGCTTTCCATAGCAACTTAACCTCGTCAACTTTGACGTTACCCCCATAGCGCGGGGCTACCTCGTCGAGGCTTAGCATCTGGTCCTTCTGGCCCATGCCTTGTAGTAGGTACTCAGCTAGCTGGCAGTCCCATACTAATCCCCCTTGACTAACGTACTCCATCCATGCTTCAAGGTTCTCGCTATCTTGCAGAGCGTGGAGTAAATCGAATTTAACATTGAAGCCACCAAGTAATTTAGTACCAGCAAGGACAGGCTTAAGCCAACCAGCACTGGGCTTACTACG